TTCCTAATGTGATACTTGTAAAACTACCCATGATTGGTGAATTATTTTGTACACCATCAGATTGATATGTAATATATGATAACATTTTACCAACACCAATTGCTAATTTATAATGTGGTGTTGTTACATCTGTTCCAGGATCAACAACATTAGACTGTCTGTTTGTTATATACAAATAATTTGCCGCTGTTGTATTGTAAATGGTGTTTGCATATGTTTTTGTTGTCTGCAAATTTGTTGTAATTGTTCCTGTACTACCCGCTAAATTTGCTGTAATTAAAGATGCTATTGTGCCTGATGTAATTGTGATTGTCTGCGTTACAGTTGCTACAGGATTAACAAAATAACCACTTGTGTCTGATGCTGCAATGTCTTGTGTTTGCCATGAATTTAATAAAGGCGGAAGAAGATTCATGCCATTTACTACATTGGCTGTATAAGGCGTTACTGTGTTTGCTGTTGTTGGATCAGATGAATTGAATCCTAATCTATTGTAAATGCTACTCATATTATATTATGCCTCAATGATGTTTGTAAGTGGTGGGCTTGTTAATCCCATAGGTGCTGCGTGTATGTGTGTATCGAATATCAATGAATTGATAACATCAAATCCTAATATTGATGAAGATATACCAAAAAGTCCAAGTGGAGCACTAATCGAAGTGAAAGAGTTGATTGGACCTAAAGAATTAATTTCTGTTGGTACCGCTACTGGTACACCAACAGAAACACCACCTAATGTAGTAACAAAACCTAATGGTCCTGCACTCATTCCGGTTTCGGCATCAACTCGGCCTTGTGAATAAATCTTAGTAGCAACAACCTCACCCTGTGAGTGAATATCACCATCAACATAAAGGTAATCGCCAGGATGAACTTTTAGACCTCCACCCAATGCACCACCAGCATTGATGATCGTGTCTTGTAGAGAGGTCATACTGCAAGTTTTTTCGACAACTTGTGTAAAGTTTCCTTTAATGTATTGTTCCACGTTACCAAGTACAGTCTCAATCTTGTCGCCTGTAATTTGTATATTTGCGTCACCTTCAATTTTTACAATACAATTTCCGGAAATCAATACATTGTTGTCTTGCACCACAATTGTATATCCATTACCATACACCTTATGCACCTCATCACCATTAGGATGCATCTCGATGAATGTACCTGTACGATGTTGCAGTCTCACACGTTCACGTTGTGGAGTGTCATCCATCTCGAATAGGTGGCCACCCGGTGTTTGTGTTACATTGTTGTAAGGATATACCGGTGGATAATCCGTATTTGCCGCAGAAGGAGGTTCGGTAAACGGTTTAAAAAAGTCTGGTGGTGCAGGATAACTCATAATTTATATTTAAGGTTTAGAAGAATTCTTTTTTTGATTATCAAATGTGCCTGTTAATTTAGAGTTACCGGCTGCAACTGTACTTGCAATCGCAGCATTAATAGAATCAACTCCGGCGTTTAATGGATCACTAACCGATTTGATAATTGCTGGATCTACTGTAACAGAAGAAGCAGAAGATTGAGCAGCAGATAATGAAGCTTGTAAACCTGACGATAGTGCAGCTTGTGCTTGTTTGATAGAACCTGTTAGTTGTGTTGGAATACGATTGAGTGAATTTTTAAAATTTGTTAAGCAATCTGTAAATAGTTTTGCAAGTGCCGCAGGAAGACTTTTTATCCATTCTAATATTTGTTTTATGTCTTGCACCAAATAGTAATAAAAAGCAGCATCAGCAATAACCTGTGCAACTTGTTTTATTTTTTCATTGATATCACGAATGATTTTTTTGTATCTAGAAAATTGCTTTGATAATTCTCCTGACGGATCTAAATTCAGAGAGACTATGATTGCAGTAATTGCAATTCTTATTCCAGCAATTAATTTAGCCATTGCAGACCGAACAACATTTGCAGCTGCATTCTTACCATTCTGAATGGCCGCAGTAATCATACCAAAGTCTGGAAATAAACCTGATGCATCAATATTGAATCCTGTTAATACAAAATTTATATCACAAGCATGTGCGAGAGAGCCGTTGGAGAAACTTACTCCTGTATTGGTTAACACACCCCTAAAAATATTTGGTGTTGTTTGTACATTAAGTGTCGCATAAGTGCCACCAAAAGAATATACAGGAGCACTTTTTTCTTTGACAACACCATCTACTGTTTCAGTAGTTGTTACATTTACGCCTGCTAAATTATCTGCCATTTATTCCTCCAATCATTGGGACTCAGCTGAAAAACCAGGTAGTACACCCATCATTACCGGAAATTGACCACTCTCACCATCCATAAAAAAACCAACAACCCAGTCGTTAGGTTGTAATACTTGGTGAATTTTTGATGCATTTATTGAATACATTGGATGTGCCCAAGGTAGCTTTTCAGTTGGTATTAAAGATTTATTATCTGTATGCCACCCAAAAATACGAACTTTACATCTACCCAAACCCAATGGGTCGGCTCTATCTTCAACTTCACCAACCCACCATACAAATCCATTTAAACCTGCAAAATTATTTACCGCTTTCATTGTTTAACCACCGATTGATTCAAAGTAGAGTTTGTATTTATATCAGCATATTGTGTCTGCACACTATCTTTGGCAACTTCCATAACTGTTTTGTATTCGTTTTGTGTAATCAAATGTCTTACTGCTGTAATCAAATAGAAACCTGAATAAAATGCATCTGGTTTCTTTTGGTCTGGAGATGGATTTTTTGATAACAATTGAAAATCGATAACATAACCAACTGTTAAGTTTGGATCACCCGGAACAGATAATCTTACTCTAGTATAGTTTGCCAAAGGTAGTTGTGCTGTTCTGTATGGTACATATGTCTCTGCAAATATGTTTGGTGCAACAGAATTTGGATTTGCCTGAACCGTTGGATTATTTGCATCATCATAGTTTGTGAATATCAATTTCAAAACAGATTCACTTGTTTGGTTCATTTGGTCACCAAAACGATTCTTATAGTTGTTTGTTATTGGATATGGATTTGCACCTAATGAAGGTTGGTTGTTCCAGTAATCAAGATAATCAAATTTTGTTACTTTTCTATTTCTTGTCAATATATCAACAGATATCAATTGATTTGCAAACACACCAGAATTGATTGCACCCAATGCATCATAAGAACCCATAATCTCATAGGTTGTAACATTCAATGCTTGTTCTTGTAAGTCTCTTGTACTTGTATTTTTTGGATCATATGTGTATTTGTCATATCTCACTACATTTGGTCCATCCATAAGATTCTGTAATGAACTAAAATTAAATCCATTCTTGTTCTCAAAGAACACCATATCAGCACCAGGTACTGGCGCCATTGGTCTTGCATATGTTGACAACCAGTTGATTGCATCAAATGGTTTTAAATTGGGGATAACAAAGTTATATACACCATATGTTGGATCAATGTTTAATTTATTTTCTGATATACCCAAAAATGAAGTACAAACATCATAAACAATCGATGAAATATTTTGGTTTGTGTAAGCTTTACTTACTTTGTATTGTTCAGATAACAACATTTCTTCAGAACAAAAATACAAATAATATGCCTCAGTATACATATTACCCGATAACTTTCTTTTGTCCATTTTGTATACACGAAATGTTTTATCAATGACTTCACCAAGTTTTCCGTTTTGTGAGTTGCCGTCTTTGTTTAATGTAAATCTAATAAACTCATTACCTGTTAGATTGAATAACTCTGCCCATGATCCAGATTCTGTTAACATAAGATATCCGTGTACGGTTGAAGTATACAAATCTTCTTGGTAAGACAACTCATTCATTAAAAGACGAACATCATATACACCAATTGGTGTTAGTAATGATAAGTTGTCTAACGAATAGTCTTTTACATTGCGAATACCTGCCATTTTATTTTCTCAATAGTGTTGTTAATTGTCTTTCTATACTGCCAGCATATGAAGCATTAAACAAATTAATATTTCTTTTTGATTCATTCAAGGCAACTTCATAATCATAAACTGTTTGAACACTTTTTGATACCGATTTTGTAACATAAACAGATGAGTTTGCAAAATATGTTGGTGTACCTGAAGTTACCATAGTATTTGTGTATGTGTTTGCATCAACATTATAATTAGTTGCTGTTGTTGTAGATGACAAACTATCGTATGTGCTAATTGTTATTATATATGATTGAATTGTGCTTTGTGTGTAAGTTAAAACTTGGCCAAATGTTGTTGATGCTGTATTTGCTGGGTAAGTATTTGCAGCAATAGCAGAATATTTGTTGAGCAAATAGTTATTAAACAAATTTGAATTCATAGGCCATTCGGCTTGAGAATCTATCATTTGATTGGCATATGGCACCATCCAATATCTGTAACTATCACCATAATATTTGTTTGCAATAATATCAGGTGTATCACCATCTTGAATGTCATATGAATAAAACAACAAAGGATTTTTTAAAAGTGAAGGTATAACCTCTACACGTTTAAGTATATCAATGACACTAATTTGATTACCTTGATAATCAGTTGTTGTTATAGTAGGAAACTGAGCAAAATATTGCATTAACGTAATCCTCCAATTGAACCACTAGAACCATCACTTGTTGCATTATTATATCCTGCTTGCAATTTTCCTTTAGTGACAATTTCAATTTCTTTGAATACTAGATTCAATTGAGTTTGTACGGGTGCGCCATCAGTATGTGCTGCAAAACCATTTGGTGCATAGTTAACATCAATGTCTGCCAATACACAATCGCCATATTTTGGTAAATATATGTTTTCCTGGTTGTTTATCATAAATTCAACACTAAAATATGATGGTGGAATGAAAAACATACCATTATCACTTTGAGATGCAGTCAATAAGTCTGGTGCAAAGTGATATTTAAACGCCGCAATAATTTTATTTACTGTTAATGCCTCATCGTGACTTGCTGGTGTAAACAAAAATGATAATTGAAATTGTCTAAATCCAATACCACGATAGAGAACTTGTAATTGTGGGTTT